CTAACTTTTTTCAGGTCTCTCTTGCAGTGCGGTCTTTGTGACTTTGCCAGTTTTTTGCTCCCTCCACTCCACTGGAAATGGCTCCAGCACCCGCGCCAGCGTAACCTCCGGCCCCTGCTTCCCGTCCAGGATCGCCTTGACGATGTCCGGCGCAAGCAGCGTCATACGAAGGACGCGGGTCATGTAGGAGGGCGCGATCCCCTCGCGCTCGGCCAGTTCGGCGATGGTGGCGAACTCGCCCGACTCCAGCATACGCTTCCACCGAAACGCGCGCGCCAGCGCCTTGACCAGCGCGCTGTCTGTGCGCCGCGGCTGCGCGGCTCCTTCGGGCAGTCGCATCTCCTTGCGGCCGCCACGTTTCACGATGCGGAACGGGACATGGAGCGTCATGGTTTCGGAAATCTGGGTGCCGCGGGTCATGCGGCCGCCACCATGTCTTCCGCCAGCATTTCGCGCGCGAGACCGCCGAGGCCATCAACACGGAGTCTGACGTTGAACCCCTCGGTTCCGATATCGACGCGCTCGACCAGCAGCGCCACGATGCGCGCCTGCTCGGCGGGGAACAGTTCGTCCCACAATTGGTCGAGCTGCTGCAGTGCGGTGCATGCGTCGGCTTCGGTGATGTTGGCGGCATGGGCGCGCGCGGCCTTGCAGGTCCCCGCGACGATCTCGGGCTGGCGGAACACGACGCGGAGTTGATCGATGACGGCGGCCTCGATCTCGCCTGCGGGCACGCGGCCGACCGGGCACGACCCACCGCCATGCTTCAGCACCGTCTGGCTGACATAGTAGCGGTAGAGCCTGTCGCCCTTGCGGGTATGCGTCGGCGAGAAGGCCGCGCCATCTGGGCCGAACAGTAGCCTCTTCAGCAGCGCGGGCGTGTCCGAGCGGGTGCGCGCGGCGCGCTCGCGCGGGCTCTCCTGCAGGATGGTGTGAACCTTGTCCCACGTCTCGCGGTCGATGATGGCGTCGTGCTCGCCGGGGTAGCTGTCGCCCTTGTGCACCGCCTCGCCGATGTAGGCGCGGTTGCTCAGCATCCGGTAGATGTATTTCTTGTCGATCCGGTTGCCGCGCGGCGTCCGGATGCCGAGTTTCGTGATCTCTCTCGCCACCTCCGTGCCCGACCCGATCTCGAGGAAGTGGGCGAAGATCCAGCGGACGTGCGCGGCGGCTTCCTCGTCCACCAGCAGTTTGCGGTTTTCCACCCGGTAGCCGTAGGGCGGCACGCCCCCCATCCACATGCCCTTCTTCCGACTGGCGGCGACCTTGTCGCGGATGCGCTCGGCCGTGACCTCGCGCTCGAACTGCGCGAACGACAGCAGGATGTTCAGCGTTAGTCGGCCCATGGAGGTGGTCGTGTTGAACGACTGGGTGACGGAGACGAAGGTCACCCCGTTCCGGTCGAACACCTCCACCAGCTTGGCGAAATCGGCGAGCGAGCGGCTGAGACGGTCGATCTTGTAGACCACCACCACGTCGACCAGCCCGTCCTCGATGTCCTCCAGCAGCCGCTTCAGGCCGGGTCGTTCCAGCGTGCCGCCCGAGATGCCGCCGTCGTCATACTGATCGCGGACCAGCACCCATCCCTCGGACCGCTGACTGGCGATGTAGGCTTCGCATGCCTCGCGCTGGGCGTGCAGGCTGTTGAATTCCTGTTCCAGCCCTTCCTCGGAGGATTTTCGGGTGTAGACCGCACAGCGCAGCTTGCGGACGACCTTCGATTTCTCGGGCGGCTTCGTCATGTCCGCCCCCTGTGGTTCTTGAGCCCGAAGAATACCCAGCCGTTCCAGCGCGTGCCGATAATCGCGCGGGCGATGGCGGACAGCGACTTGTACGGCCGACCTTGCCACTCGAAGCCGTCGGTGGTGACGGTGACGACCTGCTCGACACCCTGCCATTCGCGCAGCAGCCGCGTGCCGGTGATCGGGCGGTCACGGTCGGCGCGCATGCCGCGCTTCTTCCTGTCGGCGCCGTCCAGTTCCTCGCCCAGCCGTTCGAGGTGCCGGATCGTCTCGGGCTTCAGCCCGCCGTAGACAAGTTCCTGGATGCGGTATGCCAGGCGGGACTCGAGGTAGCGGCGGTTGAACGGCAGCGGCTCGCTGTCGAACAAGTCGCGCCATTGCGCCTTCAGCTCCGGCGTCGTCGCGGTCTTCAGCGCGGCCAGGCGCGCGGGGATGGGATCGTGAGTCATCATGCAGTTCTCCGGTGAGTTGGAGTTGCATGACGGCATTGGTCGGGCGGATAGTGTAGGCAACGTTCTCCAGTCTCGTCAGATACTTCGCCCTTCTCCCGCATGCGCAGCCGAACCAGCCCGAGCGCCAGCAGGCCGCACAGCTCAGTGCGGCGCTCTGCGGGCGTCATCTGGTCGGGCGGGAGCGGATTGGGGCGTTTCATGCGGGCCTCGGAGCGGTCGTCTCCTCTGGCCTCTACTCACCGTGATCGCGAACCGTCCCACGGCCGCTGGAAGTGCACGGACCGCGCCCATCCGGACTCGACTCAGGGTTGTTCGGAATGATAGAACATAGAGGGAACAATCAAGCTTGAAAGGAAAGGGATTCCGTTGGGCTCCGACATCAAGAAATTCGTCAATCCGAAGTTTCTCAACAGCATCGATGTCGTGCTCATGCGCGATCTCTTCGCGCGTCATTTCAAGGAAGATAAGCTTCCCCTCGCATTCGACGGTGACATTGCCGAAGTTCGCAAGCGGATGGCGGAGTATTTCGCGACGCCGATCACCGACTGGTCGGAAGGGCTGATCGCGGATCTTCATCGGGTCGCCGAACTCGGAACGGGCGAAGGGATGCAACTCATCCTGAACGAGGCGCGCCGCCGCAGCGTGATCCTCTTTCCCGCGACCGACGCGGAAGATGCCGGGTCCGCGCCGGTGAAGCACGAGGCCAAGCATGTGGCGCTGCACGCCTACCTGCATCATCATCAGATCTTCGAGGCTGCGGCCGATTTCCAGGCGCTGAGGGCGCCGACCGCAATGGCGGAGTTTCGCGGTCCGGAGCGCGATGTCGGGGCCGATCTGACGGAGGAAGCGTCGGCGGCATTCAAGGCCGCCATCGTCAAGCTGTTCGCGCAGGATCTGCAGGGCGATTACTGCCGTCTCGGCCCGTACGAGGAAGATGGCGAAATCAACCTCGTCGTCAGCCATGGCGCGCCTGTCACGACCACGCCGGTCGTGGCCGGCGACCGCGAACAGATCATCACCCTGCGCGCGGTGAAATATGCGGCGCTGCGCTACGCACCGAACGAAGGGCTCCTGCGCATCGGCGGAGTGCCAAGGGCGCAGCAGGCCGAAGTGGCGGCGATCTTCGCCGAACACATCCTCGGGCGACCCGGTTTCTTCGCCGGCAAGGACGCGCGCGATCTCTACACCCTCGATCCCATCACGGCTTTCGGCCCGGACTTCGCATTCCAGCATGCGTTCGACGAGAGGATCCTCGAGGTTCGGATCGTGGCGGCAGCGGCCGATTTCTTCGCCGAGGACGAGGATGGCGCATGGCGCTATATACGCAGTTGGGAATCGAAGGACGCATCCGGCGCGGCACTCCGGCATTTCAAGGCAAGCGAGGTGCGGTTCGGCCGCGGGTGGCGTCTGGGAGAAATCACGTTCCGGGTGTTTTTCAAGAGCGATGCGAAACAGCCCGCCAAGGTGACCGTGCGTTTGAAGCCGCCCGGCACGCTCGCCTTCCGTCGCACCAGGTTCGAGAAGGCGATTCACGCGCTGGTCGCGCGCAACGGGCTCGAAAAGGATCGCGATGCTGACCTGGTTGTGGAAGCGGCTGAGTAACGGCGGAGCGGAGGCCAGTGTCTCCGGCCGGGCGCTGCGCCGCTTCCCCGAGCGGGAGGTCGAAGGGCTGCTTCGGGCGCGGGTTCTGATCGAGCAGCGGAAGGCCGACAGCTGGTCCGTCTGCACGCATCGCGACTGCGGGCTCGACGCACGCCCGATCCGTAACGTCGGAGAACAACTCCTAGCCTGCTGTCCGCGCGACGTCGCGGCGGACGAGATGCTGGAGCCGGACGACCTTCGCCGGTTCGGGATCGATGTCGACAAGCTGATCTCGGCCATTGCGGCATCGGGCGGGTTGCAGGCGGCAGCCACCGTCGTTGCGGACGGGCTGTGGCTGCTGGGACGGTTGCCGACGGGTATCTGCGTCTTTCTCTGCCGCGACACGAATGTGCTGATGGCTCCTGCCACCATCCTCGCGACCAGGATGGCCGCTGGATCGGCACCCATCACCATCATCACCATCGAACTCGACCCGGCAACCGAACTGCAGTTGCGTGCGGCCGGTATCGAAGCCCGCTCGCTCACCGAGTGCGTCCTGGTGGACGATCACGGCACGGAACATCTTGCGCTTGACCGACTCTCGCTGATCGCCGTCACCGCGCCCCGCCTTGTCCTGAGCCGGAGCCGCCAGTCGGCAATGTTCGACGGACGCCGCCTCGATCTCACGCCGCAGATGTTCGCACTGATCCGGCTTTTCGCTGAACAGGCCGGGCAGCGCGACCCCGTGCTACGCAAGGAGGCCATCGACGCGCAGACCGGGCGTCCGGCGAACGAGATCGTGCGGGATCTGCGCAAGGCTCTGGTCGGATGCGGCCTGTCGCGGGCGGCCGCCGACGCCCTGATCGTGACCGTGCGTGGCTACGGCTATCGCCTCGGCATCGCTCCCGCAGAGGTGGCCGTCGAGGACTGAGTCCTCCGCACACAATCCACACACAACAAGCACACGCCAAACACACCGAAAGCCTCGGTGGGTCCGGCAGTCTTGGAACAACAGCAATGACGTTCCGAGGCTCCCACCATGCATCCACCAATTACCCCCGCCGACCTTTCCACGCTGATCGCTGAAGCCGATGTCGCCGCGCGCCGTCTGCGCCGCAAGCTGTTCTTGCCCGCGGCCGATCATGACGATCTCCGTCAGGACCTCCTGGTCGACCTGATCTGCCGCCTGCCTGGCTTCGACGCGCGGCGTGGGAGCATCGGCGCCTTCGCAAACATCGTCCTGCGCAACCAGTCCTCGCGCATCGCGATGCGTCACTACCGCCAGCGCCGTGCGCAGGGTGGGTCGCTGCTCTCGCTCGAGGTGCCGCTGGCCGGAACCCGCGAGCCGGTCGGCGACACGCTGACCGAGGACGACGGGCTTGCCGCCTGGCACGGCCAGACATGTTGCGCGGCGGCCGTCACCGAACTTCACCACGCCCTGCAGGCCGCCCTCGCGCGGCTCCCGGCCGAGGATCGCCGCTTCTGCGCGGCGCTGGCGCATCGCCCGGTCACCGCGCTCGCGGCCGAGGGTTTCGTGAGCCGGTCCACGCTCTACCGCCGCCTCGCCGATCTCCGTCACGTCCTCACCGCCCACGGTCTCGGTCCCGCCTGGGACGATCTCGCGGCGGCCTGAGTAGAGGCGAAAGGAGGAGATCATGTTCATGGGCACCACCGACTTCATCACGGTCCGCGCCCGCCGACCGCTCACCGAGATCGAGTTCTGCGCCTGGGTGGCGCAGGCCGTGCCGGGTGACCGGCTGGAGTACCATCGCGGCTTTCTGGTTCTCGACATCTTCCCGATGTTCGCCCGGCTCCCGGATCAGCAACGCGCGGAACTGGCCCGGCTCGGGTCGCGCGCCTTCTGGGCAGCCGAACAGGGTCTCGTGCACCTGGTGCAGGAGCGCACGGGCCCCGACCAGTTCGCCTACATCGCCGTCGCCCGCCCCAAGCCGAAGGCCGCAGCCGTCTCGCTGTCCGCGCTTCTGCTCGCCGAGCAGGGGCAGCCCGACCACGCCACCGGTTCGAGTGGTCGGGCTGCCGCGTGATGACCGCCTTCCAATCCCTTTTTGCCGATCATGGAGACCCTTACATGCCGTTCCCCGCGAACACCCCCACCGTCGACGACCTGCCGGGCCTCGGCCTGCAGGACATAGCCCAGCTGCCCGTCGAACTGCTGGCCATCCTGCAGCGCGATGTCGATGAGCGCATCAAGCGGGACAAGGCCGCGAAGGCCCGCCTCGATGGCGCGCTGACCGTCCGCTACGCTACCCGCGTCGCCGAGGAGCGGCAGGCCGCTCGCAAGGACACCGGCACGATCCACTTCGACGACGGAGATTTCACCGTGGTCGCCGATCTGCCGAAGCGGGTTGATTGGGATCAGGATCGTCTCGCCGCCATGGTCGAGCGCATCCGCGCCGCCGGGGACGATCCCGCGCAGTATGTCGACGTCGCCTTCAAGGTGCCCGAGCGCAAATACGCCGCCTGGCCCGATGCGATCCGCGCCGGTTTCGAGCCCGCGCGTACCGTCCGGCCCGGGACGCCGAAGATCGAGATCGTCCCGCAGGGAGGCGATTAATGACGGACAAGCTGCAGACGCCGATCGGCATGCGTTTCATCCGGCACGTTCACTTCTGCGATTCCGGCTGCTGGGATTGGACGGGTGCCAGGAACGAACACGGTTACGGCGTGATCGGCCGGGGACGGCGTGGCGAAGGAAACATCAAGGCCCACAGGCTGTCCTTCGAGATCTTCAACGCAGTGCAGCTGAACCCGGAACAGGTCATCTGCCACCGTTGCGAAAACCCGGCCTGCGTCAATCCCGATCACCTCTTCGTCGGCACCCAGCAGGACAATCTGGCCGACATGGCCCGCAAGGATCGGGGATCCATGCCGCCGCTGTTGCGCGGCGCCGAAAATCCGAAGGCCAAGCTGAACGAACACCTGGTCAGGCGGGCGTTCCAGCTTCGGGAGGATGGCCTGTCCACATACCGCATCGCCCATGAACTCCGCGTCAGTCGCCCGGCCATCTGCTCGGTTCTCAACAGAAAAACATGGAGGCATGTCGATGTCCGGACTTCCAAGCATATCGGCTGATCAACGGCTTGCCGAACCACGCGGCATCAAGGACTGCATCTTCGGGGTCAGCGGAATTGGCAAAACGTCACTGCTCTGGACCCTCGATCCCAAGCGCACGCTGTTCATGGATCTCGAGGCGGGCGATCTCGCCATCGAGGGCTGGGCGGGGGACAGCATCCGGCCGCGAACCTGGACGGAATGCCGGGATTTCGCGGTGTTCATCGGCGGACCGAACCCGGCCTTGCGCGACGAGCAGCCCTACAGCCCGGCGCACTACAGGGCTGTCTGCGACCGCTTCGGCGATCCGACAGCACTCGACCGCTACGACACGATCTTCGTGGACTCGATCACCGTAGCGGGGCGGCTGTGCTTCGGCTGGTGCAAGGGCCAGCCCGAGGCGCTGTCGGAGAAGACCGGCAAGCCGGATGTGCGCGGGGCCTACGGGCTGCATGGCCGCGAGATGATCGGCTGGCTCACGCATCTGCAGCACACGCGGGCCAAGAACGTCTGGTTCGTCGGGATCCTCGACGAGAAGCTCGACGACTTCAATCGCAAGGTTTTCCAGCCCCAGATCGACGGCTCGAAGACCGGGTTGGAGCTGCCGGGGATCGTCGACGAGGTGATCACCATGGCGGAGCTGAAGGCCGGTGGCGGCGATCCCTATCGCGCCTTCGTCTGCCAGACGATCAACCCCTGGGGCTTTCCGGCCAAGGACCGCTCGGGGCGTCTGGATCAGGTCGAGGAGCCTCACCTCGGCCGTCTGATGACGAAGATCCGCGCCCCAGTCGCGCCAGCGCCCAAGCGCCTGACCTACACCCCGCCACCCGCCGATCCGGCGGCTGACGCCCAATCCCAACCGCAATCCTGATCAGAAAAGGAGGTTCCCCATGGGTTCCTGGACCGATTTCAACGACGCGCAAAGCAACACCAACCTGATCCCGAAGGGCACGCTGGCCAAGGTGCGCCTGACCATCCGCCCCGGCGGTTTCGACGATGCCTCGCAGGGCTGGACCGGCGGCTATGCGACGCGCGGCTCGACCGGCGCGGTCTATCTGAACGGCGAGTTCACGGTGACCGAGGGGCAGTACGCCCGGCGCAAGATCTTCACCCTGATCGGGCTCTACGGCCCCAAGGGGCCGGACTGGGCGAACATGGGCCGCAGCCTCGTGCGCGGCATGCTGAACTCGGCCCGCGGGATTTCCGACAAGGACATGTCGGCCGAGGCGCAGGCGGCACGGCGCATCAGCGGCTTCGCTGATCTCGATGGGATCGAGTTCATCGCCCGCATCGACATCGGCACCGACGCCAGCGGCGACGACAAGAACGAGATCCGCAGCGCAGTCACGCCGGATCATCGCGATTACGCGCAGGTCATGGGGGCGGCTGGGCTGCAGTTCGGCGGACAGGGTGCAGCAGGACATGCCCCGCAGCAGACCACCCCTGCGGCACCGGCACATCAGCCCAGCCAGCCCGCTTCCGCCCCCGGGTTCGCCGGTCGGCCGAGCTGGGCGCAGTAAGGGGGAGACCGGCCATGCGCCTTCGCCCCCGCCAGAAGACCTTCGTCGAGCGCAGCGTGGCTGCGCTCGCCTCCCGCGGCAACACGCTGGGCGTGGCGCCCACTGGCGCGGGCAAGACCATCATGCTCTCGGCGGTCACCGGCGAGATGATCGGCGACGGCGCCAAGGCTTGCGTGCTCGCCCATCGCGACGAGTTGACGGAGCAGAACCGCGCCAAGTTCCAGCGCGTGGTGCCGGGCGTCGCCACCTCGGTCATCGACGCCACGGAGAAGTCCTGGGGCGGTCAGGTCGCCTTCGCCATGGTGCCGACGCTGGCGCGGACATCGAACCTTGCCGACATGCCACGTCTCGACCTGCTGGTCGTGGATGAGGCGCACCATGCCGTCGCCGACAGCTACCGCCGCATCATCGACCGGGTGCGCGAGGCCAATCCCGATGCCCGCATCTTCGGGATCACCGCCACGCCGAACCGGGGCGACAGGAAGGGCCTGCGCGACGTCTTCGACAATGTCGCCGACCAGGTGCGGCTGGGCGAGTTGATCGCCTCGGGCCATCTCGTGCTGCCCCGCACCTTCGTCATCGACGTGGGCGTGCAGGACGAACTGCGCTCGGTCCGCAAGACCATGTCGGATTTCGACATGGCGGAGGTGGCGGGCATCATGGACCGCGCCCCCGTCACCGACGAGGTGATCCGCCACTGGAAGGAAAAGGCGGGCGACCGGCAGACCGTGGTGTTCTGCTCCACCGTCGCCCACGCCGAGCACGTCACCGAAGCGTTCCGGGCGGCGGGCGTTTCCGCCGCGCTGATCCATGGCGATCTGGCGGCCGAGACCCGCAAGGCGATCCTCGCCGACTATGCGGCGGGCAGCATCCGCGTCGTGGTCAACGTGGCGGTGCTGACCGAGGGCTGGGACCATCCGCCCACCTCCTGCGTCGTGCTGCTGCGCCCCAGCTCCTACAAGTCCACCATGATCCAGATGGTCGGGCGCGGCCTGCGCATCGTCGATCCCGAGGAATACCCCGGTGTCGTGAAAACCGACTGCATTGTACTGGACTTCGGGACGTCGAGTCTCACGCACGGCACGCTGGAACAGGATGTCGATCTCGACGGGCGCGTTCCGACGCCGGGGGAAGCCCCCACGAAACTCTGCCCCGAATGCAAGGCCGAGATCCCGATCGCGGTCACCGAATGCCCGATATGCGGGTGCGAGCTGCCGCGCGAAGGCGCGGAGCCCATCGACAGTTTCGTCATGACCGAGCTCGACCTTCTCGAGCAATCGAGTTTCGCGTGGGTGGACCTGTTCGGCGACGACGCGGCGCTGATGGCCAACGGCTTTCACGCCTGGGGCGGCGTGTTCTTCCTCGAGGGCCGATGGCACGCGGTCGGGGGCGCCAAGGGCAAGGCGACGCGGCTCCTGAGCGTGGGCGAGCGCATCGTCTGTCTCGCGCAGGCCGACGACTGGCTGAACACCCATGAGACCGACGAGAGCGCCTTCAAGTCGAAGCGCTGGCTGAAGCAGGACGCGACGGAAAAGCAGCTGAACTGCCTGCCGCCCGAGTTCCGGCGCGACTACGGCCTTACCAGATATCGCGCCTCCGCGCTGATCTCGTTCCAGTTCAACAAGCGCGACATCCGGCGCCTCGTCACGGCGGCCGAGCCCGAGCGGAGGGCGGCGTGAATCATGTCGCGCAACTCCCATCCCCGCCCGCAGCGCCTGCGGATTGCCCGGAGCGTATTCGGCTCTGGCACCCGCGCCTCAAGCCTTGCGCCGTCTGTCTGCGCCCCGCGCGCGGCTTCGGTTTCTTCAACCCCAACAAACCCCGCCCCCGTGAACACCGCTGGTTCTGCTCGATGCACTGCCAGGCGTTCTTCGCGGCGCGCCACCGGAAAGGACTGACCATGCAGGGAACGACCGATGAAGAACGCCTCGCCATAGCGATGGTGATGAAACGGCTGGGCCAGACAATGGACCTGATCGGCTGGGACAAACGGCTGCGCGATCTCACCGAAACCGATGTCACCGCCCTGATCGAGGAGGTTCTGGAGGGCTATGGCGCCGAGATGTCGCGCATCGCCGCCAAGGGCGAGGTGCCGTTCTGATGCTGGATTTCAACCCGCGCCCCTCCATGGCCGAGCGGATCAACGCGCTGGTCGACGTGGCACTCATCGCCGAGCGGAAGGCCACGCCGCGCCGGACCTATCTCGGCGCGTCCCGTCTGGGGCATGCCTGCGAACGCGCGCTGCAGTTCGAGTTCGCGGGCGCGCCCAAGGATGAGGGCTCGGACTTTGGCGGGCAGACCCTGCGGATTTTCGAGATCGGTCACCAGCTCGAGGACCTGGCGATCCGCTGGCTGCGGGCGGCCGGGCTGGACCTCTACACCCGCAAGGGCAACCGCCCCGATGGGGAACAGTTCAGCTTCTCCGTCGCGGGCGGCCGCATCCGTGGCCATGTCGACGGGGTGATCGCCGCGGCCCCGGCCGCGCTCGGTCTGCGCACCCCGGCGCTCTGGGAATGCAAGACGATGAACGCGAAGAACTGGCGGGCCTGCGTCAAGGACGGGGTCGCCGTCTCCAAGCCCGTCTATGCCGCCCAGATCGCGATCTACCAGGCTTACATGGAGCCGTCGGTGCCAGGCATTTCCTCGGCCCCGGCACTGTTCACGGCGATCAACAAGGACACGGCCGAACTGCATCACGAGCAGGTCGCCTTCGATGCCGACCTCGCGCAGCGCATGTCCGACCGCGCGGTGCGGATCCTGCAGGCCACCGACGCGGGCGAGCTGCTGCCCCGCATCGCTGCCAACCGCGACTTCTTCGAGTGCCGGTTCTGCGTTCATGCCGAGCGGTGTTGGAGTCTGGCTGCATGAGCGACGAGCCCACCGAGCCATCCGATCCCGACCAGGAGCCAGCCATGCGCGACGACACCACGCCCGATGAGCCCAAGGAAAACATTGTCCATTTCAACCCATGGCGCGACTTCAACGACGCCGCGCCGCAGATCGACGTCTTCGGCGACGAGCCCGACCCTGCGCAGATCGCGCAATTCATGCAGCTCGTCTTCGGGTATTGCGACGGGCTGATCCCGGTCCGCAGCTTCATCGACAAGGGCCAAGGCATCGACGGCCGCCCGCATAACATCTGGCTGGAGGCGGATCATTCCGCCCCGGAAAAGATGGCGACCTTCGCGACATGGGCCTCGCGCGAGGGGGCGGCGGTCTATGTGATCCCCGGCACCGTGGCCGCGCCCGGTCAGGCCAAGGCGGCCGACATCCTGCAGATGCAGACGGTGGTGGTCGATCTCGACACCGGTGACATCGCCGCCAAGCGCGCGCACCTCGAGCGCCACCTTGGCGCTCCCAGCATGGTGGTGGAGAGCGGCGGCGTCACGGCCGAGGGGCAGCGCAAGTGCCATGTCTGGTGGGCGCTGACCGAACCCGCCGAGGGCGACGACATCGCGCGTGTCTGCCGTCTGCGCGGCGACATCGCCGCAAAGGTCGGCGGCGACATGCATTTCCGCTCCGCCCATCAGCCGATCCGGGTGGCGGGCAGCGTCTATTACAAGAACAACCTCAAGACGCAGGTGCGGATCGTCGAACTGAACGCCGACCGCGAACGCGATCTGGCCGAATTCATCGAAGCCGTCACCGACATGCCGCCCGCGCCGGGCGTGTCCCTGCAGCCCGCGTTCACCCATCCCGACAAGCCCAACCTGGACAATGTGCTGGTCACGCCGGTGCGCGAAGGGGCGCAGGACGACTGGTCCCGCTTCGAAGGTGCGTCCGCCGCGATCGGGCATTTCATCCGCATGGTCCACGAGGGCCGGATGACAAAGGACGAGGGCTGGATCGGCATCTGCGGCTACAACGCCGCGATGCTGCGACCCCAGTGGCCCGTCGAGCGGCTCAAGCGGGAATCCGAGCGGCTCTGGGAACGGCATGTCGAGAAATACGGCCCGCCGCTGATCCGGCTGGACTCCGGCGCACCGGGACCGGTCGAGATGCCCGCCTTCACGTTGGGCGCGCTGCTGGACGATCAGAGCCCGATGCCGGAGGACATCATCGCGCCCCGGGTGCTGACGCCGGGCGGACTGCTGGTGCTGGGCGGTGCGCCCAAGGTGGGCAAGAGCGACCTGCTGATTTCCTGGCTCGTCCACATGGCCGCTGGCGTGCCGTTCCTCGGCTTCACGCCGCCAAGGCCGCTGCGGATCTTCTACCTGCAGGCCGAGATCCAATATCACTATCTGCGGGAGCGACTGAAGCAGATCGCCCTGCCGTCCGACGTGCTGGCCGCCGCGCGCGACACCTTCGTCGCCACACCCAAGCTGAAAATGCTGCTCGACAACGAGGGCAGCGTGCGGGTCGCCCGTGCGATCCGGACGGCATTCCCGGATGCGCCGCCCGACATCTTCTGCGTCGACCCGATCCGGAACCTATTCGATGGCGGACCCGATGGCGGTGGCGAGAACGACAACACCGCCATGATGTTCTTCCTAAAGGAGCGGGTCGAGGTTTTGCGCGACCACATCGACCCGGACTGCGGGGTCATCCTGATCCACCACACCAAGAAGCTCAACAAGCACCAGGTGAAGGAGGATCCATTCCTCGCGCTTTCGGGCGCCAGCGCCCTGCGGAGCTTCTACACCTCCGGCCTCATCCTGCACCGCCCCGACGAGGACGCGTCAGAGCGCAAGCTGGAGATCGAGCTGCGCAACGGCCCCGCGCTGCCCTCGAAGCTGATCGACAAGGTTCGCGGCCAATGGGTCGAGATCAACCCGATGAACGAGCGCCTCGTGCGTCAGGACATCGGCGCCAGACACGATGCCGAGCGGGATCGGAAAAACCAGGTCGTCCTGGGGATGATCTTCGACGAGGCGGCCGAGGGTCGGCTCTACACCGCCACGCAGTTCGCGGAGGCGTTCGAGAACCAGCACGATCTCGGCGGGCGCTACAGCATCCGTGAGCGGCTGTCGGTGCTCGCCACAAAGGGCCTGATCAAGTTCCGCCGGAGTTTCACGGAGCACGGGTATGCCGGGACGCAATCACATTTCGGATATCTCGTGATCAGGGACATGCGCTTCGGCCGCGATCCCGTGATCGACACGGACACCGGAGAGGTCCTTGCCGAAGGCGTCGCGGTGCTGCCGACCCACTACAAATGCCCCCATTCCGGCCGCGCGCGAGAGGTCGAGAACCCCTCCGTCTGGGTCTATCCGGAGGAGGCCCATGACTGACTTCCTCATCATGAGCGCGACCTGCCTCATTCTCATCCCTTCCTCATGGTCCAATGAAATCAATGGGTTGGCGATGAGGATGAGAAAGGCCTTCCTCATCGACCCGCCTCATCCCTTGAGTCGTGAAAAATCAACGGGAACAGAGTCTTGCAGCCATAACATGAGGCGAGTGGGCAAGCCCCCATACTATGTATGGGGAGGCCAACCGGCAGGTTTGGCCTCGCCTCCCATACGTCGAGGGTGTCCGCGCGCGGGCTCCGACGCTCCCTGCACATTCCGATCCGACGACGGCGGCCCCGTACCGCCAAGCAACAGACCGCCGTCGTCTTCCACCCGAGCAGCCAACCAGAAGAGGAGACCACCCATGGCTGACCTGACTCTCGCCACCTCCAGCCGCGCGGCAATCCCCGATCTGCGGCCCGTCGTCCACGCCAACCGGGTGATGCTGGCGCTCGACCTCGGCACCGCAACGGGATGGGCGCTGCACGGCATCGACGGGCTGATCACCTCCGGCACGGCGTCGTTCCGCCCCGGCCGGTTCGACGGTGGCGGCATGCGGTATCTCCGCTTCACCAACTGGCTCACCGAAATCTACCGGCTGTCGGGCCCCGTCGCCGCCATCTGGTTCGAGGAGGTCCGCCGCCATGCCGCGACCGACGCCGCCCATGTCTACGGCGGGCTGATGGCCACGCCGACGGCATGGGCCGAACTGCGCGGCATCCCCTACGAGGGTGTCCCGGTCGGCACCATCAAACGCCACGCCACCGGCAAGGGCAACGCGAACAAGGACGCCATGATGGCCGCTGCCCGGGCGCGCGGCTTCTCGCCCGCCGACGACAACGAGGCCGACGCCATCGCGATTCTGCTCTGGGCGCTGGAAACGCGCGGAGGTGTGCAATGAGCGGGATGCGGTTCACGCCCAAGGGCTACGGCGGCCATCGCCGCAATCCCGACGAGGTCAAGCGCGACGGCTGGAAGGAACAGGGCCTGTTGGCCGTCGCCATCGACGACGACCGCCTGGCCTGGCCGGAGCGCGAGTTGGTCCGTCAGCTCGGCGAGCGGCTCTACGGCAAGCGGGAACGGGAGGCGCGTCATGGGTGAGTGGACCACAGCGCAGGTGCAGGACCGGCTGGAACTTGCGGCGGGCGTCATGCGGCAGATGCCGGGCGTCATGCCACAGGGCTTCTTCAACGCGTGGCCTGAGTATTTCCACAGCTTCGCCGACAAGGTCGGCCAGGAGCCGCAGATGCGTCGCCCGAGGCCCAGCCCGCGTCAGATCACGCAGGCCGAGGAAGCGATGCTCTGGCTGCGCTGGCTCGAGCCCGAGGATGGGCGCCTGGTCTGGGCCCGCGCCGACGGCATGGCGTGGAAGCCGATCTGCTGGCAGTTCGGCCTGTCGCGCACGGCCGCGACCAAGCGCTGGCAATACGGCCTTGCGGTGATCACCTGGCGGCTGAACGGTCGCGTGCCGTCGTCCCGGCGCTCGCAGCAGTTCGTCATCGAAAACGCCAATCGGCTGTCAAGAAAAATCGTCCTCTGAGGAAATTTTCGGGTGTACATCGCGGGCCCTTACACATTTCGTCGGGGCCGTTAGAAAACGAATATGCTCGGGAGAGGAGCGGGCAGGCAAACGCCGCGCCGCTGGCTTCCGGGGTCCAGCGAAAGGTCCGGCCGGGGTCCAATGGGCTAACCCATTGAGTTCTTGGTTCCTTCCTGGCGATATTCGTATGCTGGCGGGCGAAGCGCGGGACATCGCCAGCGACAAGGCCGGATTTTTGGGAAGCCACCCGGAAGCCGGACCCGCTCATGCCCCGCTCAAACACCAATGAACGCTGGCCTTCCGACCGGACACCGCTGGTAGCCGCTGGACCCCGCTTGGAGTCCGGCCCGGCATCCGGAGTCCGGAAGCCACCGGCATCCACCCGACCGAGGAACCTTGCCCACCATGACGCTGAGCTTCGCCCCGGACGCGATCGAGACGTGGCCGCTGGCCAAGCTCCAGCCCTACGCGAAGAACGCGAAGGCGCATGGCGCGGACCAAGTGGCGAAGATCGCCGCCAGCATGGCCGAGTTCGGCTGGACCGTGCCATGCCTCGTGGCCGAGGACGGGGAACTGATCGCGGGGCACGGGCGCGTGCTGGCGGCAACCCAGCTGGGACTGAACGAAGCGCCGGTCATCGTGCTCGGGCATCTGACCGAGGCGCAGCGCCGGGCGTACCGCATCGCCGACAACAAGCTGACCGAACTCGGCACCTGGGACGAGGCGCTGCTGTCGGCGGAACTGAACAATCTGCTGGCCGAAGACTTCGACCTGTCGCTGGTCGGGTTTTCCGATGGCGAACTGGACAAGCTGCTGGCCTACGTCGCGGAAGACGACGGTGAAGAAGGTGGCGCCGGGGGCTCCGTGCCGCCGGTGACCATCCCCGAACCGCCGCGCAATCCTGCCTCGCGCACCGGCGATCTGTGGATCCTCGGCGACCACCGCCTGCTCTGCGGTGACAGCACCAGCGCTGCCGATGTGCGCCTCCTGATGAACGGCGAGCGGGCGATCCTGTTCGCGACCGACCCGCCGTATCTGGTGGATTACGACGGCTCGAACCATCCGACGCGGAACAAGGACTGGTCGGCGTCCTACGGCACGACCTGGGACGACAGTTCGCAGGGCGCGGAACTCTACGACGGCTTCATCGCGGCCGCCGTGGCGGAGGCCATCGCCGAGGACGCCGCTTGGTACTGCTGGCACGCCTCGCGTCGCCAGGCGATGCTCGAGGCCTGCTGGGAGAAGGCCGGGGCCTTCGTCCATCGGCAGATCATCTGGGTGAAGGACCGCAGGGTCCTGACCCGCTCGCATTACCTCTGGAAGCACGAGCCCTGCTTCATGGGCTGGCGCCGCCCGAACCGCCCACCCAAGGTCGCCGAGCAGACGCTGCCCTCGACCTGGGAAATGGCGTCCTTCGCCAAGGACGAGCGCCCGGACCACCCGACGCCGAAACCGCTGGACGCTTTCGGCATCCCGATGCGCCAGCACGTCGCCCGTGGCGGCCTCTGCTACGAGCCCTTCTCGGGCTCCGGCTCGCAGATCATGGCGGGCGAGGCCAACGGCCGTCGCGTCTTCGCGATGGAGATCAGCCCGGCCTACGTCGATGTCGCCGTGGAACGCTGGCAGGCCGAGACCGGCCGCGACGCGATCCGTGACGGCGACGGTCGGACCTTCGCGCAGGTGAGGACCGAGCGGCTGGGCGACGACGCCGAGGCCCGGGCCGATACGCCGGACCCGGACGCCGCCCCAGAACCCGCGCGAAAGCGCAAGACCGCCGCGTGACATGCATGACCTGGCTTTACCTTCCGCCGGACGCGCTTCCGGAGCCGGAGACGCATGCCTCTTCGGCCTCTCGCTCTGTTCCGGCGCAGGTGGTCTCGACCTCGGGCTCACCATCGCCATCCCCGGATATCGTGCTGTGGGCCATGTCGAACGGGAAACCTTCGCCGCAGCCACTCTCGTGGCGCGGATGGAAGACGCGTCCCTGGATCAGGCTGTTGTCTGGGACGACGTGGGAACCTTCGACGGCCGCCCTTGGCGCGGCGCGGTGGACATCGTCACTGCGGGCTATCCGTGCCAGCCGTTCTCAGTCGCAGGCCGACGGCTCGGTGCCGATGATCCACGCCACCTTTGGCCGCATGTCGCCCGCATCATCGGGGAATGCGAGCCGCCCTTCGTCTTCCTCGAGAATGTCGCCCATCATCTCCGCCTCGGCTTCCCCGAAGTCGCCGCAGGACTGGTCGGCATGGGCTACCGCCTTGCGGCAGGCCTCTTCACGGCGGCGGAAGTCGGCGCGCCCCAAAAGCGCGAGCGGCTGTTCATCCTCGCCATCCGCGAGGGGGACGAATTGGCCGACCCCGCGCGCCTGCTCTGGCACCCGGTCGAGTGGCGGGAACCGGACAGAACTGCTGCGGCTGTGGCCGACGCAGAAGGCGAGCGCCAACGAGAACCGGCAAACGAAGCCGACGCCGTCGCAGGAAGCGGGCCAGCACGGCATGAACCTCGCGACGACGGCAGCCCTATGGCCGACGCCGCAGATCGACAGTTTCCGCAGCCGGGGTGGCGAGCGGAAGGACGAGAAGGGTCTGGACCGCATGGCGCGGGACTGGCCGACGCCGATGGCGAACGACGGCTGCAAGCCGAGCGCGGGCAACCGCAGGAGTGCCGACCTGACCCACGCGGCCGGGATGTGGATGACGCCGACGGCGCGGGACCACAAGGATGGGGCGACGACACTGGCGAACACGCCGGTCAACGGCCTGCTTGGCCGCCAGGTCCTGGTGACGCCGATGGCTGGGACGAATACCTCCGATGCGCGCCGGACCTTGAACCCGCTGTTCGTCGAGGCGCTGATGGGCTGGCCCACCGGGTGGACCGGCTTCGCCTCTGTGGCAACGGCGTGGTCCCCTTGGTTGCGGCGCATGCGCTGCGAACTCTGGCGGCTGAACTGCTGGCCGATGGATGAGGCAGCCGCCTAATGCGTCAGTCAAGCGGCCAGTTTGAAGTTTTCGCGGAAGGGCTCCCGGCTTCGGAGAATGGCCCAGAGCACGTTCACGCGCCGTCTTGCCAGGGCGATGACGGCCTGGTGGTGACGTTTTCCTTCGGCGCGTTTGCGGTCGTAGAAGGCGCGGCTGTCAGGACGGCCGAGGGAGGTGAAGGCGGCCTGGTAGAAGAGGCGCTTGAGGGCCTTGTCGCCGCCGGCGGCGCGGCGCAGGAAGCTTGTCTTGCCGGACTGGCGCAGCACCGGGGCGAGGCCTGCGGCCGCGGCGAGGGCATCGGCGCTGTCGAAGCGGCCGATGCGGCCGACGAGCGCGATGAACTCGGCGGTGAGCGTGGCCCCCATCCCCGGCATCGAGAGGATGAGGGCCGCGTCAGGGTGGTTTGCAAGCCGCTCCCGGATCGCCTGATCGGTGGCCTTGAGCCGGTCGAGGGCGACGAGCGCCTCGCGGGCGATATCGGCGATGATCTCTGCCTGCAGGCGCCCGCCCGGAATCGCGACGGTCTGCGCCTGAGCGGCCCGGACGGCGTCCTCGGCCAGCGCCTCGAGGCCGCGCAGGCCGGTCGCGGCCTTGGTGAGCCTTCGGACGATGCGCTTCGCCCCGGCGGCGCGGATATCTTCGGGCGCGGCATAGTGGCTGAGAAACATCAGGCCGGTGCCGGTCGTGGGGTCGATGCGCCGCTCCAGCGCCGGAAAGAGACCGGAAAGCAGGTCGCGCAGACGCGCCGCGCGCCGGGTCTGCTCGGTGACGAGCTCGCGGCGGCGTCCGACCAGGAGGCGGATCTCGGCGTCGAGCCGGTCGGACGGCTCCACCGCGCGCAGGTCGGGCCGCGTGCGCGCCAGCTCGGCGATGACGGCGGCGTCCTTCGGATCGGACTTGCGCTCGCCGCCCCGGATGCCCTGGCGCGCGCGGTTCACCGCGAGCCCCGGCGTGTGGACGAGCGGCAGCCCGGCCTCGGCGAACATCGCGCAGAGGAGGCTCGCCGCGCCGCCGAGCATGTCGATCGCTGTCCGCGTGGCGCGGGCCTCCAGCGCCTCGATCTCGTCGATCAGCGCCCCGATGGCGGCCGGATCGTTATCCACCGCATGGCTGAACAGGACCCGCGCATCGCGGTCCATGGCGCAGGCCCAGTGCACCTCCTTGGCCACGTCTATCCCGATGAAGACAACCATTCCTCCCTCCGTCGCTGTTGCGTCCCACGGCGCCCCGCCTTCGCCGTCGTCGCCTTACGGAGCGATGGATCGCGCAGCCTAATCAGCGGTCGAGACGGGCCTCGGAAGCGGGGGGAAATGCCACCTGAACCATCGCGGGCAGCCAGCATGATATCCATCCCCGCTTCCCTGCCATCCCCGGATCATATCCCCGGAATGGCAGACGCCGAAGCGCAGAAAAAAGGGTAAGGCGGCATGAAGCAGTCCCGCCTCATGTCGCTGGTCGAGTCCGTCGTCAACGTGCTCGTCGGCTACGGCGTCGCGGTCGTGACGCAGATCCTGATCTTCCCGATCTTCGGGCTGCACACGACGCTGGCGCAGAACCTGAAGATGGGCGCGGTGTTCACCGTGGTGAGCATTGCACGGTCCTTCGCCCTGCGGCGGGTGTTCGAGGCGATCCGGATGCGGAGCGCCAAATGATCGACCGCCGCCCCGGAGGGACGGCGGCAATCGACTTGTCTGGGTCCGGTGCCTCAGGCGGCAGGGAGTTTGTACACACGCCCCCGGTTCTCGACCTTCTCCGAGGTCACCTCGAGCCCGAGCTTCTTCTTCAGCGCCCCGGCCATCGCGCCGCGCACCGTGTGCGACTGCCAGCCCGTCGCGGCCATGATCTCCTCGATGGTCGCGCCGTCCGGCGCGCGCAGCATGGCGATCAGCGTGGCCTGCTTGGTGCCCTCGCGCGGCGTGCGCGTCTTAGGCGCAGCCTTCGGTTCGGTGGGGGTGTCCGGCGCGGGCTCCTCGGTCGGCGCGTCCGTTGCGCCCGCAGGCGCGGGGTTCGCGTCCTCGGTCTCGATGCCGATGGCGGCGAGGCCTGCGTCGGTGGCGACCAGCGTGACGCCGTGGCCGTCGCCGGTCTCGCGCCAGACGGGCTCGCTCTTGCGCATGTCCGCTTCGACCTCTTCGAGGAAGCCCTTGGCGAGCATCGCGCCGACCACCTTGGCGGCGGCGCCACCCCGCAGGCTCTCGGGCAGCGGCAGGGCGATGTGCTCGGGCCGCCGTGCGGCGGCGCTCAGGATCAGGGCTTGGGTGTCGGAAAGTTTGGTCATCGTCGTCTCCCGTATCGGGGCGCGCGGAATGCGGGCCCTTCTACGAGGTCGAGCCCGCCATTCGGCGGGCGGGACCGGGGGCGGGTCGTCTCACTCGGCGTGTTCGCCTTCGCTGAAGGCCATGTCGGTGATCTCGCGCAGCTTGTCGCGGTAGTGGTTCAGGGTGCCGACATGGCCCCAGTTGATCTCGTCGGGGCTGTTCTCGAAATGGTCCGCGCTGAGGGCGGCGAGCCGCTCCAGCATCGCGTCGATCTCCGTCTTCGCGGCGATGAAGGCGTCGAGGGCTTTCGTGTTGTCGGTCGCGCGGCGGGTCATCTTGGTGGCTCCTTGGTGAGTTGCATCGCTTCTTTGAAGTGACGTTCGCTCCCCTGGCGAGGCTTATCAACTAGATAAGCACATGATCTTGAATGATAATCGGAGCTGTCGATGCAGGGCATGAGCGAGCGCCAGTACGCCGCCCATGTCGGGCTGTCGCGGGGCGCGATCCAGAAGGCGAAGACCGCCGAGCGCCTGGTCCTCTATCCCGACGGCAGCATCAACGCGGCCGCCAGCGACGCCAGGCGCGCCGAGACGACGGACCCGTCGAAGACCCGCAAGCCACCCGCGCCGAAGCTGAAGCCCGTCCCCGAGGCCGCGGTGACCGCTGTCGGCGATACATTGCGCGAACAGGGTCTGGCGGTTCCGGCGGTCGGCGGCGGCACGACCTTCCTGCAGGCGAAGACGGCGAACGAGGTGCTGAAGGCGCAGGAGCGGCGCATCCGGCTCCAGAAGCTGAAGGGGGAGTTGATCGAGCGGGCCCGCGCGCTGGCGCTGGTGTTCCGCCTGGCGCGGGAGGAACGGGACGCGTGGGTGAACTGGCCCGCGCGCGCGGCGGCGCTGATGGCGGCCGAGCTCTCGGCCTCGTGCAGCGAGGCAACAGGCCAGCAGATCACCGCGGAGCCAGCCGCGATGCAGAAGGTCTTGGAGAAACATGTACGCGCCCACCTCGACGAACTCGCCGAGGTCCGGCCCGACTTCCGATGAGAGCGGCGATGATCTTGGCGGCCTGAGGGACTTCGACGGCGCGGGCGAGATACTGCGCGCCTGGGGCAGCGGGCTGCGGCCAGACCCGGACCTGACCGTCTCGGAATGGGCGGACCGGCACCGCATGCTCTCGGGCCGCGCCTCGGCCGAACCGGGGCGATACCGTACGGTGCGCACGCCCTACATGCGCGAGATCATGGACCGGCTGAGCCCCGGCGATCCCACGCAGCGGATCGTGTTCATGAAGGCCGCGCAGGTCGGGGCGACAGAGGCGGGCAACAACTGGATCGGGTTCGCGATCCACCAGGCGCCGGGTCCGATGCTGGCGGTCCAGCCCACGGTGGAACTGGCCAAGCGCAACTCGCGCCAGCGGATCGACCCGCTGATCGACGAGAGCCCCGAGTTGCGGGAGCGGGTGAAGCCTGCGCGATCCCGCGATGCGGGCAACACGATGCTGTCCAAGGAGTTCGGAGGCGGCATCCTGATCATGACCGGGGCAAACTCGGCGGTCGGGCTCCGGTCCACCCCGGCGCGCTACATCTTCCTCGACGAGGTCGACGCCTATCCGGCCTCGGCCGACGAGGAAGGCGACCCAATCACGCTCGCCGAGGCCCGGTCGCTGACCTTTGCCCACCGGCGCAAGGTGCTGCTGGTCTCGACGCCGACGATCCGGGGGCTGTCGCGCATCGAGCGGGAGTTCGAGGCGAGCGACCAGCGCCGGTTCTTCGTGCCGTGCCCGCATTGCGGCCACGCGCAGTGGCTGAAGTTCGACCGGCTGCGCTGGCAGAAGGGCCGCCCGGAGACGGCGGAGTACCACTGCGAGGGCTGCGAGAGGCCCATCGCGGAACACCAAAAGACGGCCATGCTGGAGGGCGGCGAATGGCGGGCGACCGCCACGGCCGCCGATCCGACCACGGTCGGGTATCACCTCTCGGCGCTCTATTCGCCGATCGGCTGGCTGAGCTGGGAGCGGATCGTGCGGGCTTGGGACGCGGCGCAAGGCTCGGACGAGGCGATCAAGGCGTTCCGCAACACGATCCTCGGCGAGACATGGGTCGAGACCGGAGAAGCGCCGGACTGGCAGCGGCTCTACGACCGGCGCGAGCGCTGGACATCCGGCATGGTGCCTGCGGGCGGGCTGTTCCTGACAGCGGGGGCCGACGTGCAGAAGGACCGGATCGAGGTCGATGTCTGGGCCTGGGGTCGCGGTCTCGAAAGCTGGCTCGTCGATCATGTCGTCATCGAGGGCGGGCCGGACCGGCATGACGCGTGGTCGGATCTGACCGCCTTGCTGGATCGAAACTGGCCGCACGAACGCGGCGCGCATCTCAGGATCGCGCGGCTCGCCATCGATACCGGCTACGAGGCCCCGGCGGTCTATTCCTGGTCGCGAGCGCAAGGCTTCGCGCAGGTCTCGCCGGTCAAGGGCGTCGAGGGGTTCAACCGCTCGAGCCCGGTGTCGGGCCCGACCTTCGTCGACGCGACCGAGGGCGGCAAACGCCTCCGCCGCGGGGCGCGGCTCTGGACCGTGGCGGTGTCGACCTTCAAGGCCGAGACATACCGCTTCCTGCGGCTGGAGCGCCCGACCGAGGAGGACATGGCCGACGGGGCGGCGTTCCCGCCCGGCTCGGTGCACCTGCCGCATTGGGTCGACAACGAATGGCTGAAGCAGTTCGTGGCCGAGCAGTTGGTGACGGTGCGCACGAAGCGCGGCTTCGCCCGGCTGGAATGGCAGAAGCTGCGCGAGCGCAACGAGGCGCTGGACTGCCGGGTCTATGCCCGCGCCGCCGCCTGGATCGCGGGCGCGGACCGCTGGCCCGACGAGAAATGGCGCGACCTCGAGGATCAGCTCGGGGCGGCGCCAACGGAAATGGATGGCGCAGGGCGGGTCAACCGACCGCAATCCGCACCCCAAGGAAAGCGGCAGTCGGACTGGCTGGGCCGACGCGAAGGATGGTTCTGACATGACCGACTGGACGGAAACCGAGCTGTCGGCGCTGCGCCGCGCCTATGCCAGCGGCACGACCCGGGTCAGCTACGACGGTAAATCCGTTGATTATGGATCAGCCGAGGATCTGCTGGCGCGTATTCGCACCATCGAGCGGGCCATCGCAGGCACGACACGGCCACTGCCGGTCGCTGGTCTCGCGGGCTTCTCGCGCGGTGATCGGTGATGTCCGCGAACTGGTTTGACCACGCGATTGCCTCCGTGGCACCCCGCACAGCGGCTCGCCGCGTGCTGGCCCGGCAGGCGTTCGAAACCCTGACTCGGGGTTATGATGGCGCGGCCAAAGGGCGGCGGACGAAGGGGTGGCGTGCGCCGGGAACTTCCGCCGACACCGAAGTCGGCATCGCCGGGGCGCTCCTGCGGGACCGGATGCGCGATCTGGTCCGCAATAACCCGCATGCGGCGAAGGCCGTGGCGGTGCTGGTGAACAACATCGTCGGTGCGGGCATCATGCCCCGCGCGGCCAGCGGCAATGACAAGCTGGACCGCAAAGTCGATGCGCTCTTCGCACGGTGGTCAGATGCCGCCGATGCCGATGGTCAGCTCGACTTCTATGGGCTACAGACCCTGATCTGCCGCGAGATGGTCGAAGCAGGTGAGGTCCTTGTGCGTCGCAGGCTACGGCGATCCTCGGACGGTCTGCCGGTGCCGCTCCAATTGCAGGTGTTAGAGGCCGACTTCCTCGATGCCACGAAATCCGGCGCGCTCGGCGTAGGACGTCTGGTCCAGGGGATCGAGTTCGACCCGGTCGGCAAGCGCCGGGCCTACTGGCTCCACGCAGAGCATCCGGGCGACGCCTACGGCGCGCTGCAGAACGGCCTGCAGAGCCGTCCGGTCCCGGCGACCGAGATCGCTCATGTCTATGAAAAACAGCGCACGCAGGCGCGCGGGGTTCCCTGGGGCGCACCGGTGATCCGGTCCCTGCGCGATCTCGACGACTACGAGGTGGCGGAACTGGTCCGCAAGAAGACCGAGGCCTGCGTCACCGCCATCGTCTTCGGCGATGACGAAGCCCAGCAGGGTATCGCGCCCTCGGTGGTCGATGCCGACGGCAACCGCGTCGAGCAGTTCGAGCCGGGCCTCATCGCCTATGCGCGCGGTGGAAAGGACATCCGCTTCAACCAGCCCTCGGCCACGGGTGGCTACGGCGAATACAAGCGCGCGAGCCTGCACACCAACTCGGCCGGGTTCCGGGTGCCCTACGAATTGCTGACGGGCGATCTTAGCCAAGTGAACTATTCCTCGATCCGCGCCGGGCTGGTCGAGTTCCGCCGCCAGATCGATGCCGTGCAGTGGCAGCTGTTCATTCCGATGTTCTGCGCCCCGGTTTGGCGCTGGTTCACCGAGGCCGCGTGGGCAGCAGGGCAGATCCCATCGCCGGACGTACCGGTCGAATGGTCGCCGCCGAAGTTCGAGGCGGTCGATCCGCAGAAGGATGCGATGGCGAACCTGCTGTCGATCCGCTCCGGCACCATGACGCTCGCCGAGGTGATCGCGAAACAGGGCCGCAATCCCGACGCGGTGCTGGCCGAGATCGCCGCGACGAACGCAAAGCTCGATGCGCTGGGGCAGGTGCTCGACAGCGACCCGCGGCGCGTCACGAAAACTGGCAGCGCACAGAGCAAAGATCCGGCGAATGATCCGGCCGCCGACGACACCACCGCCGAAGCGGATGAAACCGACCCGGCGCAGGCCGACCAACAGGACTGACCTTCATGGACACGATGATCGAACTGCCGGCCATGCGCCGGTCGGCGGAGCTTGCGCCAAACTCGGCCGATGCCGACGCCCGCACCGTTGAGGTGGTCTGGTCGGCGGGGGCCCGCGTCCGCCGCGCGACCTTCTTCGGCGAGCCCTATGACGAGGAGCTCAGCCTCGACCCGTCCCATGTTCGGCTCGACCGGATGAATGCGGGCGCGCCCTTCCTCAAGGTGCACGAGCTCGACACGCTCGACGCGGTGATCGGCTCGGTCGTGCCGGGTTCGGCGCGGATCGAAAACGGGCGCGGCATCGCCTTGATGCGGATCAGCGAGCGTGCCGATCTGGCGCGACATTCAGGCAGACCCCATCCGGGCGGTCTAAATCGGCTATCAGTCCACCGCTTCGAGGTCTCTAAGCCCTATGGCCAGTGATAGCTAGTGCAAGCAGATGTTTAGACCGCATTGTAGACCATAGCTGAGAAGGCCGGTCAAAGTCTACGGTTTCCACTGGAAACCAAGTTGGCTTGGAGATGATCAATTACCTCCATGTATGAACGCCCCCTCAACGAAGGGACTGAACCCCTATTTATACGAGCGATGCAATCATCCTCCTCCAACTCACCGACGATCACGGCGGCAAGCGTTCCGTCACCTTTGAGGCCCACGAACGCCCATTCGCGTCCATCGCCTTCGAAGATTGTGCCGGGTTCAAGGGCATGTTCGCCGTACAAAAAATGCTCAAGTACTCCTTCGAGGTTCAACCAACGCTCCTGCGACAATTTGCGAGCGCGAGTGCACGCTGAACGACGATTCATCTCATGCCGAGACATTGGGGGAGACCATTGATCTGGCTCACACCCATGCTTTTCACTGAACTTTCGAAGCAATAGAACGGGTTTCAGGCCGTAATCCTCAGACGCCGCTGCAATCGCGAGCTTTGCCGCGGTGCCTGCTCCAAGCGATTCCTCAATCTGCCCTAACGCATCAATCAAGCTCTGCAAAACGATCCCCCTATAAGCCAGTTTCGCGCATTCGCACATTATAGTTTTGCTTTGTCCGCGAAAGCCTTGAAACGGTGGACATCAGCACCAATGGCCTCTCGCGCGACGAGGGGGAAGCTGAACCGTGGCGTCAGTATTGTCGAGTAAGCCCGCCGAACACGCGAACTGCACTCGACCTCGGACTTCCCCGAGATCTTGTCGGCGGTGACCAACAAGACCCTTCGGCAGGCCTATGAGGCCTATTCCCGCACCTTCATGCTGTTCTGCCGTCAGGTGCTCGCCACCGACTTCAAGGCGATGCACCGTGTCCAGCTCGGCGAGGCGCCGCAACTGCTGGAGGTCAGCGAGAGCGGCGAGTTCAAGCGCGGGACGCTCGGGGAGTCGAAGGAGAGCTACAAGGTCAAGACCTATGGCCGGGTGGTCGCGATCACCCGCCAGACGCTGATCAACGACGATCTCGACGCCTTCACCCGCATCCCGGCGATGTACGGCAACTCCATCGCTCAGCTCGAGTCGGACGTGGTCTGGGGCATCATCACCGCCAACCCGGCGATGGCCGACGGCAATGCGCTGTTCCACACCACGCACAAGAACCTCGCGGGCACTGGGACGGCGCTGGCGGTCGACGCGGTGGGCGCGGCCCGCGCCGCCATGGCCAAGCAGACCGGTCTCGACAAGAAGACGGTGCTGAACGTCCGCCCGGCCTTCCTCATTGTGCCCGCCTCGCTGGAACTGAAAGCCGAGCAGTTGGTCGCGCAGAACCTGGTGCCCGCCGCGACCTCCAGCGTCGTGCCGCAGTCGATCCGCACGCTGGCGCCGATCAGCGAGCCCCGGCTCGACGCCGCCAGCGAGACCGCCTGGTATCTGGCGGCCAGCCCGAACCAGATCGACACCATCGAGTACGCCTATCTCGAGGGTCAGCAGGGCGCCTACATCGAGACCCGCAACGGCTTCGACGTCGACGGCGTCGAGATCAAGTGCCGCCTCGACTTCGGCGCCAAGGCCATCGACTGGCGCGGCCTCTACAAGAACCCGGGCGCGTGACGCACCCATCCTGAACCCTGACATGCGGGCGGTCCTCACGGGCCGCCCTTCGTCTTTCCACGAGGATTACGTCCATGAAAAACTACGTCCAGCCCGGCAACACCATCACGCTGACCGCACCCTATGCCGTCGCCTCCGGCGATGGCCTGCTCGTCGGTTCCATCTTCGGCATCGCCGCCGGGGACGCCGGCATCGCCGACCCCGTCGAGTCCGCGCTCGTCGGCGTGTTCGACATCACCAAGGTCGGCTCCCAGGCGTGGACAGTCGGCACGAAGGTCTATTGGGACGACACCAACAAGCGCTGCACCACGGTCGCGACCGACAACACCCTCATCGGCGTGGCGGTCGAGGCGGTGGCGAGCGGCGCGGGCGACACCATCGGCCGAGTCCGCCTGAACGCGATGTTCTGATGAGCGCCTTCGCCGCCGCCGTCGGCGCGCTCTTCGCCGATCCCAATGTCGGCCGGGACGCGGTCTACATCGCCGACGGCGGCGCGCCCGTGCTGGTGCGCGTCGTGGCCCGGCGCAATGACGCCATATCGGAATTCGGCGATGCCCGGCTCTGGTCCGAAACCGCCCGGATCGACCTGCGCGTCGCCGAGGTGGCGAACCCACGCCCCGGCGACCGCATCGAGATCGACGGCGACGCCTTCCTAATTCAGGGCGAGCCCGTGCGCGACCGCGAGCGGCTGGTCTGGACCGTCGATCTGAGGCCCGCGTGAAACTGAAGCTCGACATCGATCCCGACATCGTCGCGATGATGGCGACCGAAGTCGCGGCGGGGGAACGCGCTGTCACGGGCGCCATGCGCGAAGCCGGGACGGGGCTGAAGTCAGCGTGGCGGCTGCAGATAACCGGTGCGGGACTCGGCCCCCGGCTGGCCAACTCGATCCGGAGCCAGAACTTCCCGAGGTCGGGCGAGAGCCTGGACGCCGCGGCACTGGTCTGGTCCAAGGCTCCGGTCATCGTGGGCGCGCATGACACGGGGCCGCTGATCCGCTCGAAAAACGGGTTCTGGCTGGCGATCCCGCTGCCCGCGGCGGGCAAGTCCCTGCGCGGCGGTAGGATCACGCCCGGCGAATGGGAGCGCCGCCGCGGCCTGCGCCTGCGCTTCGTCTACCGCCGTACCGGACCGAGCTTGCTGGTCGCGGAGGGGCGGCTGAACACGAAGGGTCAGGCGGTGGTGTCGCGCTCGAAGACCGGGCGCGGAAAGGTCACCGCGCCGATCTTCCTGCTGGTGCCGCAGGTGAAGCTGCCCAAGCGCCTTGATCTGGCGCGGGACGCGGACCGGGCGTTGGACAGTGTGCCGGGCCTGATCGTGGCTAACTGGGTGAGCACGAAGCTTGATGGCGGCTAGTGTTCTGCGTCGAGCTTCGCAACGCTATCTCCCAGTGCATTCAGGAGTCGTCGAAAATCGTCACCCTCCCGAAGAATATTCTTGGCATCCTCAATGAAGCCCGCATCGCCGTCGAACGAAGGATGATCTTTACCCATGTCGATCACAGCTTGAGCATGCGCCACCATCTCATTGAGAGTGTCCCGAGTTTTCTGCAGGGTGCCCGTTTTGTTCATCTCGCGCAACGCGCTATACAAATGATGCAACGAAATCATCGCGTAGTAGTGTTGCGGAACACCTCTTGAAATCAGTTTATTGCAGAAATCCACTCTTTCGGACAGAATCCCGACTAGGAGCTCGAGCTTTTGTTCCTTTGGAATTCCAGCTGTCGAGATTTCCTGCTGCATATTCCCAAGGAGCCACACCATCTGCTTTAAAGAAGGGACATCGCCAGCGATGGCTTCTTTCCTAATAACCAAGGTGATTTCTCTTTGTTTATCGCTGCCAAGCCATGCGCTGATAAAATCCTCGTCACCAAGGATTTCGGAAGTTTTCCTTCGATCGGCGTAGAGCAAATTGGCCACCGCCTTGGGGTCTTGACAGATTTTAGTGTAGTTTTTCTTCTTTCCCAACCCAAACAAAATTCTTCCTTTCATCTTCCCCAATCGTGAGCGCCGCCGTCCGACGTTAACCATACGCCATCAGAAAGGTATATCGGTCCGCCGTCGCCCCCAAGGGCGGAATATAGGTCATCCTCGCGATCCCGAACCCTAGGAGGCGGCTTCGGTAGGGCTTTTGTGGTCTGTATCGGCTTCACCATGGCCTCGAGGTTCTCCGAGTTTTGAAGGAAAGACTGACCAAATTTCGCTGTGCGTTCTAGGATGTTATCTCGGCTTCCATGGAATGTTTGTCGATTGAAAGGGCCGTCGCCCTGGCTGGTTGAAAGAACCGAGTTTGGTTTCATTTCTTCGACGGGGAGGCCTTCAATGATCTGCACGTCAATTCCGTTCTTTCGCATAAGTATGAGCGAAGTTTGACGTTTATTAATCGCCGAATAGGCCATCTTGTACATCTTGCTCGCGGGCCGACGTGGTATCCACCCTATCCTGTAGAGGTAAACTGCTAGATCATAAGGACGCGCCATGCCCTCCACACTTCGCGACTGGCCGGGCGGCAATATGATACCTTCTTGAGTGAAACGCGCTTCGGACGCGAGGCATTCGATTGTATTTTGACAGTTCCAGTTAAGGAAATTTATGTCAGATATGCGCGCCCACTTCAGCGGTCGGTTGTTCATCTTGACCACGACCTCATCACCGATTTTCAGATCGGTCCGAAGGCAGTTCACCGGATAGGTCGTCCCGGTGTTATCGAAAGCAACATGTGCGATTATGTATGACAACTACGGCTCCCGTCATCTTGAAGCCAATGTCCCTATAGAGTTGAAGCGGGTCAAGGACCTATGTTGCTCGACAGTTCGGACACTTCGCAGCGGCTTTTTTGCCCTAACAGAATAGCGATCTCATGCCCACCCCACGCGAAACCATCCTCGCCGCGCTGCACGCGCGGCTTTCGGCGCTGCCCGCCACCGCGCTGCGGGATGACGTGCTGCCCGAGCGCGTCCCGGCCGAAGGCCTGCTGATCCTGCGCGATGGGGAGCCGGGTGAGCCCGAGGTGACATTGTCGCCGCTCACCCACCATTACCAGCACCGGGCCGAGATCGAGGCGGTCGTTCAGGGCGCCGCCCGTGACATTGCCTTCGACACGCTGACCGCCAGCATCGGCGCGGCGCTCGCCGCCGACCGGACGCTGGGCGGGCTCTGCGACTGGGTCGAGGCGGAAGCGCCGAGGCCGGTCGATCTACCGGTCGAGGGCGCGGCCAGCCTGAAAGCCGCCGTCATCCCGGTGGTCCTGCACTATTCCACGGCCGATCCGCTCGGCTGACTTCTCTCACGATAGGAGAACACCATGGCACGAGCCCAGGGGGCGCGGGCGCAGATGGCGCTTGCGTTCGAGACGACCTATGGAACGCCGCCCGCAAGCGGCTTCACGAAGATGCCCTTCGCCAGCACCTCGCTGGGCGCGGAACAGCCGCTGCTGAACTCGGAGCTGTTGGGCTACGGCCGCGATCCGCTGGCGCCGATCAAGGACGCGGTGACCGCCGACGGCGATGTCGTGGTGCCGCTCGACGCCGAGGCCTTCGGCTTCTGGCTGAAGGCGGCCTTCGGCACGCCCACGACCACGGGCGCGGAGGCGCCCTACACCCACGAGTTCCAGTCGGGGTCCTGGACGCTGCCCTCGATGTCGATCGAGACCGGCATGCCGGAGGTGCCGCGCTACGCGATGTACTCGGGCTGCGTACTCGACCAGATCACCTGGCAGATGCAGCGATCCGGGCTCCTGACCGCGACAGCCCGGCTGGTGGCGCAGGGCGAGACGGTCGGCACCACGACCAGCGCCGGAACGCCCGCCGCGCTGGAACTGAAGCGCTTCGGGCATTTCAACGGGGCGATTACGCGCAATGGCACGGCGCTCGGCAACGTCGTCTCGGCCGAGATCACCTATGCCAACAACCTCGACCGCATCGAGACCATCCGCTCGGACGGGAGGATCGACGGCGCGGACCCGTCCATCGCGGCGCTCACCGGCCGGATCGAGGTGCGCTTCGCCGACCAGACGCTGGTGACGCAGGCGATCAACGGCGAAGCCTGCGAGATGGAATTCGCCTACGTCCTGCCCTCGGGCGAGAGCTTCACCTTCACCGTGCACGCCGTCTACCTGCCCCGCCCGCGGATCGAGATTTCCGGGCCGCAGGGCGTGCAGGCGACCTTCGACTGGCAGGCCGCCCGCGACAGCGTCGTCGGCCGGATGTGCACGGCGACCCTGATCAACGACATCGAGGTGTACTGATGCTTTCGCTCGATCTGACCAATGCCCCGCGCTGGCATGACCTCGCGCCCGGCGTCCGGGTGCAATTGCGACCGCTGACCACAGCGCTGATGGTGGCGACACGCAGCGACCCGGCCGTCGAGGCCGTGCCCGAGGAAGCATCCGACGAGGAGCGCGCGGTCGCCTTCGCCACGGCACTCGCGCGACGGGCCGTGCTCGCCTGGGATGGCATTGGCGATGCAGACGGCAACCCCATCGACCCAAGCCCCGAGGCCATCGACGCGCTGCTCGACGTCTGGCCGATCTTCGAGGCTTTCCAGCTGACCTACGTCTCCAAGGGCCTGCTGCTGGAACAGGAAAAAAACGACTCCGCGCTCTCGCCGACTGGTCCTTCGGCGGGGGCGAGCGATACTGCGACGCCTGCCAAACGGCGTGCGAAAACTGCCCGGCGCGGCTGAACCGTCCGCTGACCCATGAGGGCTGGCAGGTCTGGGACCTGGTCGGCCGTCTCGGCGGTCAGCTTCGCGTCCTGCCCGGCGCCGTGATCGGCTGGGACATGTCGGCCGCGCTGGGGCTGGGTGACGCCCTCGGCGTGCCGCTACTCGCCATGGCCGAACTGCTGCCCGCGATCGAGGCGGTGATGGTGGCCAAGCTCAACGAACAGATGGATCATTCCCATGGCTGAGAAAAAGGTCAGCGTCCGCCTCGCGGCCGTGAGCGGACGGCAGGTGCGTGCCGAGATGGAAGGTGTCGGCGAAGCCGGATCGCGCGGCTTCGGACGGCTGAGCCGCGAGATGGAGGCGGCTAACGCCCGGCTGGCAGCTTTTTCCCGCCGAGTCGCTGTGGCCGCCGCCGCTGCCGTGGCCGCCGCTGCCGCCGCTGGCGTGGCGATGATCCGGTCCGGGCTGCAGACGGTGGATGCGCAGGCCAAGCTCGCGCAATCGCTTGGCACCACGGTCGCCTCGATCCAGACGCTGGAGCGCGCGGGCGAGCTGGCGGGCGTTTCCATGTCCGGCATAGAGCAGGCGACGAAGGATCTGACGCGCCGTCTCAGCCAGGCGGCCGCCGGGACCGGCCCGGCCGCCGATGCGCTGGACCGGCTCGGGCTGTCCGCCAACGAGCTAATCGCGCTGCCGCTGGACCAGCGCGTTGGCGCGATCAACGCCGCCATCGAAAGCTTCGTGCCTGCCGCCGAGCGCGCCGCCGTCGCGGGCCAGCTCTTCGGCGAGGAAGGCTCCATCGCCATGAGCCGGATCGACACGGCGACGCTGCGCCAGGCGACGGAGGATGTCCTCGCCTTCGGCGTCGTCGTCTCCGAGCAGGATGTCGACCAGATCGAGCGCACGAACGACGCCATCTCCCGGCTCGGCCTCATCTGGCGCGGGCTGTCGAACCAGCTGGCGGTCGCTGCGGCTCCGGCGCTGGAAGCCGTCGCCGACGCCATGGCGGCGGTGGCCAGCAGGACCGGGCCGCTCGGCATCGCAATTCGCAGCCTCTTCGACAACATCGGCCGCCTGACGATCTATGCGGCTACTTTCGCTGCCTTCCTCGCGGGACGCTGGGTCGCCGGCATGGCCGCCGCCGCGCTCTCCGTCCGCGACATCGCCTCGCCGAACCCACCCGCCTCGTCTCAGGTGCGGGTGGGTTCGGCGAGGCGATGTCGCTCCTGAAGGACCTCGCGGTCGAGGTCTGGGAGCGGATCAGGATGGGCGCCGCTGCGGCGGGCGCGGTCGCCACGGCGATGTTCTTCGACCTGAAGGCCGATGCCGCGGCGGGCATGCAGAACGCCATCGAGAGCGTCGTGGCTTTTGGCAACACTGCCGCGAACACGTTTGAGGGGGCATACGAGGCGATCAAGGCAATCTGGGGCATGCTCCCGGCGGCCATCGGCGATCTGGCGTTTCAGGCGGCCAACAGCCTGATCGACGGTGTCGAGGCGATGCTGAACGGCGTGGTCTCGCGCATCAACATATTCATTGGCGGGATCAACCAGGGGCTGGAAGCGCTCGGGTCCGAACGGCGCATCTCGATCATCCCCGATCTTGAACTGGGCCAGATCGAGAACCGGTTTGAGGGTGCCGCGACGGCCGCGACCACCGCTGCACAGGCAGCGTTCGATCGCGCTTTCGAGAACAACGCGCTGACTGCGCCCGATTTTGGGCTCACCGCAGCGGCCAATACCGCGCTTGTCACGGCCAACACCTATCGCGGTGCGGCACGCGACTTGGCCGAGGGCGCGCGTGCGCCGCTCGCCAGTTGGCAGGCCCTGCGTGACGCGGTGCAGGGCAGTAATGAGGGTGGCGCAGACGCGCTGAACGAGGCGACTGGCGCGGCTGAGCGTTTGGAGACAGCCCTTGGCGATGCCGGACGTGCTGCCACGAGTACAGGCGCTGCGGCCGGGGCTGCCGCCGAACCCGACACCGAAGCCGCCGTCACCGGCTGGCAGGCGGTCACCGCAGCGCTCAGCGACTATGCCAGCAAGGCCCGGGATATCGGCGGCGATATCGGCCAAGCGCTGGTTGGCGCGTTTCAGTCGGCTGAGAATGCCGTCGGCGAGTTCGTCAAGACCGGCAAGCTGGACTTCCGCGGTCTGGTCACCTCGCTGTTGGCCGATCTCGCCAAGCTGGCGGCGCGGCGGTTCATCCTCGGGCCGATCGCCAATGCGCTCTCCGGCGCGCTCGGCGGTGCTGGAGGGATCTTCGCGAACATCTTGCATGCAGGCGGTATGGTCGGAGCGACTGGACCCTCGCGGATGGTCCCGGCGATGGCCTTCGCGGCCGCGCCCCGGATGCACTCCGGCGGCGTTGCAGGGCTCCGCCATGACGAGGTGCCTGCAATCCTGCAACGGGGCGAGCGGGTGCTGTCGCGGCGGGAGGCCCAGACCTACGGCGCAAGCGGTGGCGTCAACGTCACCATCATGGCCCGCGACGCTGAAAGCTTCCGGCAATCCCGCACGCAGGTCGCCGCCGATATCGCTCGCGCGGTGTCGCTCGGCCGAAGGGGCATGTGATGGCCTTTCATGAGGTGCGGTTCCCCGAAAATATCAGCCGCGGGGCGCGCGGCGGGCCGGAACGCCGCACACAGATCGTCGAACTGGCCTCCGGCGATGAAGAACGCAACGCCAGTTGGGCCAATTCGCGTCGCCGCTACGATGTCGCCTATGGCATCCGCCGCGCCGACGATCTGGCGGCCGTGGTTGCCTTTTTCGAGGCGCGCAACGGTCGGTTACATGGTTTCCGCTTCAAGGATTAGGGCGACCACAAGTCCTGTTTGCCCTCGGACACACCATCTCCCACCGATCAGGTGATTGGCACCGGCGACGGCACGATGACGGCCTTCCATCTCGTGAAGCGCTACACGTCCGGCGCGCAATCCTGGACGCGGACAATCGCAAAGCCGGTGACAGGCAGCGTGCGCATTGCGGTCGGCGGGGTGGAGCAACCCTCGGGCTGGTCGGTCGACACGACCACTGGACTCGTCAACTTCGACACTGCGCCGGGATCCGGCGTCGCGATCACCGCAAGCTTCGAGTTCGACGTGCCGGTCCGCTTCGACAGCGACGCCCTCGATGTGACGCTCGATCTTGAGCGGTTGGGCTCGATCACCTCCATCCCATTGCTGGAACTTCGCCGATGAAGAACATTACCCCCGATCTGCAAACGCATCTCGACGATGGCACCACCACGCTCGCCTGGTGCTGGCGCATCGCCCGCGCGGATGGCGTGACCTTCGGCTTCACCGACCACGACCGGACGCTCAGCTTCGATGGCACCGATTTCGAGCCGGAAAGCGGGCTGACGGCTTCAGAGGTGCGCTCGGGCTCGGACCTGTCGGTCGATGCGCAGGACGCCGAAGGTGTGCTCACCTCTGACCGGATCACCGAGACCGACATTCTCGACGGCCGCTGGGACAATGCCGAGGTCGAGGTCTGGCGGGTGAACTGGGCCGACACCGGCCAACGTGTGCTGATGCGCCGGGGTGCCATCGGCCAGATCCGGCGCGGGCGGCTGGTATTCGTGGCCGAGGTCCGCTCGCTCGCGCATGTCCTCGGCCAGACGGTCGGTCGGACCTTCCAATCGACCTGCGATGCCGCGCTCGGCGATGCGCGCTGCGGAGTGGACATCGAAAATCCCGCCTTCAAGGGCACCGGTGCCGTCATCGATCTCCTGCGAGATCGGGCGTTCACAGCCTCGGGGCTCGGCGGATTCACATCTGGCTGGTTCACCTTCGGCACGCTGGACTGGACGAGCGGCGCGAACGCGGGGCGTCAGACGGAAGTGCTGGGCCATGACGTAACGGACGGGATCGCCGTGCTGGCCCTGCTCGAAGCGCCGGTGCGCGCGATCGCAGAGGGCGACGCCTTCACCATCCGCGCGGGCTGCGACAAGCGCATGGAGACCTGCGGAGCGAAGTTCGCCAACACCGTCAACTTCCGGGGTTTCCCGCACATCCCGGGCCAAGATGCCGTGCTGCGCTACGCCACGAAGGACGGCGGGCACGAGGGGTCCGTGCTTTGACCTCCGCTGATCCCGCACGCGTCATCACCATCGCGCGGTCATGGCTCGGCACGCCATACCACGACCAGGCCAGCCTCAATGGCGTCGGCTGCGACTGCCTCGGGCTCGCCCGGGGCGTCTGGCGCGAAGTCGTTGGGCCAGAGCCGTTCCCGATCCCGCCCTACAGCCGGGATTGGGGCGAGACCGGCCCGCACGAGGTGCTGGCCGAGGGCGCTCGGTGCATGATGCCGGAAATCGCATCTGCTGACGCCGGTCCCGGCGCGCTGGTCCTGTTCCGCATGGCACCCCGCGCCATTGCCAAGCATGTCGGGATCCTCACCGGGCCCGACAGCTTCCTCCACGCCTACGAGCGGCTCGGCGTGATCGAGGAGGCGCTCACCCCGTCCTGGCGGCGGCGCATCGCCTTCGCCTTTATGTTTCCGCAACGCTGAGATTATCCCATGGCTACCCTCGTTCTCGGTGCCGCTGGTGCTGCCATTGGCGGCAGCATTGGTGGCGCTATCCTCGGCGTCAGTGCAGCCACCATCGGCGGTTTCATCGGCTCCACCATCGGATCGGTTGTCGACAGCTGGATCATCTCGTCACTGGCACCGACGCAGTGGATCGAAGGCGCGCGACTGGACAATCTGCGCATCACCTCGGCCACCGAAGGGGCGGTAATCCCGCGCCTCTATGGCCGCATGCGGATCGGCGGCAACATCATCTGGGCGACGGATTTTCGCGAGGAGACAAAGACCACGACGCAGGGCGGCGGCAAGGGCGGCGGGGGTGGCGGCAATGTCAAAACCACCGAATACTTCTACTATGCCTCCTTTGCGGTCGCGCTCTGCGAGGGGCCGATCACCGGCATCGGACGCATCTGGGCCGACGGCAAGCTGCTCGACACAGCCGGGATCACATGGCGCTGGTATCCGGGCGATGAGAGCCAGGCGGCCGATCCGTTTATCACGGCGAAGATGGGCGCGGGCAACACGCCCGCCTATCGCGGCACGGCTTATGTGGTCTTCGAGGAACTGGCGCTCTCGACCTTCGGCAACCGCCTGCCGCAGCTGTCCTTCGAGGTGTTCCGCCCGCTCGCCGATCCCGACACCGCCGAGGGGCTGACCCGCGCCGTCACCATGATCCCGGCCTCGGGAGAGTTCACCTACGCCACGCAGGCGATCCGCAAGACCGATGGCGGCGCGACGCAGGCGGAGAACCTGAACGCGCTGGCCGATTCCACCGACATGGTGGAGGCGCTCGACCGGCTGCAGGCGATGGCCCCGGCTGTGACAAGCGTCAGCCTCGTCGTCGCCTGGTTCGGCGACGATCTACGCGCGGGATCGTGCAAGGTGCGGCCGGGCGTCGAGGTGTCGGCCAAGTCGACCACGCCCGCCACCTGGTCGGTCAATGGCGTCAGCCGCACCGACGCCTTCCTCGTCAGCCGAGATGCAGAGGACCGTCCCGTCTATGGCGGCACGCCGTCCGACTTCGCCGTGGTGCAGGCCATCCAGGAGATGAAGGCGCGCGGTCTGCGCGTGACCTTCTATCCGTTCATCCTGATGGACGTGCCGCCCGGCAACACGCTGCCGAACCCGTATTCCGACAATGCCGCCGAGACAGGCCAGCCCGCCTTCCCCTGGCGGGGGCGGATCACCTGTTCTCCCGCAGCGGGGTTCGCTGGGACCGTGGACAAGACCGCCACGGCCGCAAGCCAGGTCGCGGCGCTGTTCGGCGCGGCCACGCCCGCGAGCTTCAGCGTCACAGGTCAGTCGGTTTCGTGGACAGGTACGCCCGGTGACTGGGGCCTGCGCCGGATGGTGCTGCACTACGCCCATCTTTGCGCGGCGGCGGGCGGGGTCGACGCCTTCCTCATCGGGACCGAGATGCCGGGGCTGACGACGATCCGGTCGGACGCGTCTACCTATCCGGCCGTGCAGGCCTATCGGGACTTACTCGCCGATGTGCGGTCCATTCTCGGGTCCGGGACGAAGATCGGCTATGCCGCCGACTAGAGCGAATATTTCGGGCACCAGCCGGGCGACGGCAGCGGCGACGTGTTCTTCCATCTCGATCCGCTCTGGGCCGAACCGGAAATCGATTTCGTCGGGATCGACAATTACATGCCGCTCTCCGATTGGCGGGACTGGTTCGAGCATCGCGATGCGGCCGAGGGCTGGCCCGCGATCTATGACCGCGCCTACCTGCAGGCGAACATCGCCGGTGGAGAAGGCTTCGACTGGTTCTATGCCTCTGCCGCCGACCGATCGGCGCAGGTGCGGACCCCGATCACCGACGGCTCGGCCAGCAAGCCATGGGTCTTCCGCTACAAGGATCTGCGTGCCTGGTGGTTCAACCCGCATTACAACCGCCCGGGCGGCGTGGAAAGCGGGACGCCGACGGCATGGGCGCCGGAGTCGAAGCCGATCTGGTTCACCGAGCTCGGCTGTCCCGCCATCGATCGCGGCACCAACCAGCCCAACGTCTTCTTCGACCCGAAGTCGTCCGAGAGCTCCACACCGCATTTTTCGCGGGGCTGGCGCGACGACGCGATCCAGCGCGCCTATCTCGAGGCGACGTACCTCTGGTGGGGCGAGGCCGCGAACAACCCGATCTCCGTCGTCTACGGCGGCCGGATGGTGCATGTCCCCGAATGCGCCGCCTGGACCTGGGACGCGCGGCCCTATCCGTTCTTCCCGGCGCTGACCGACGTCTGGCCGGACGGGGCGAACTGGCGGCTCGGCCACTGGCTGACCGGGCGGCTCGGCGCGGTGTCGCTGGCTGCCCTTGTCCGACACCTCTGTATCCGCGCCGGGCTGCCCGAGGATCGCATCGACGTCACCGGCCTCTGGGGCGCGGTCGAGGGCTACGCCATCACGGCGCTGGAAAGCCCGCGCGCCTCGATCACCACGCTGTCGCGCCACTTCGGCTTCGACGCGGTGGAGACAGAGGGCTTGATCCGCTTCATCATGCGCGGCCGGGCCTCCGTCGCCACCCTCGTACCCGACGATCTGGTGGCCGCACGTGAGGGCGACGTGCTGGAACTGACGCGCGGCCAGGAGACGGAACTGCCGCAGGCGCTGAAATGGCAGGTCGCGCGGGCGGATGAGGATTACGACGCGGCCCTCGTCGAGGCGCGGCGCATCACCGTGGACACCACGCGCATAGCCTCGGAGTCCTTCCCGATGGCGGTGCCGCCCGAGGAGGCCGAGCGGCGCTGCCGCCGCGCGCTGATGGAGGCGTGGGTGGGGCGCGAGACGGCGGCGTTCCGTCTGCCGCCCTCGCGGCTCGCGCTCGATCCGGCCGACGCGATCAAACTGGAGCATGACGGGCGGCTGGTCGATCTGCGGCTCGTCTCCATCGCCGACGCCGAGGCGCGCGGCATCGAGGCGGTCCGCCAGGACCGCGCGATCTACGATCTGCCACCCGGCGATCCGCGCGCGGCGTCGCTGACGCGGGCCGTCGTGTTCGGCGCCCCGGATGCGGTGCTGATGGACCTGCCGCAGCTGACCGAGGACCAGCCCGCACATCGACCCTTCGCGGCCGCGCACGCGGTTCCCTGGCCGGGTGAGATGGCAGTGTTTCGCAGCCCCTCGACCGATGGCTTCGAGTTGCTGACCACGTTCGGCAGTCGCGCCCGGATCGGGGCGCTGGTCTCCGACTTCTTCGCGGGGCCGACGTCGCGCTTCGACCTCGGCAATGCGCTGGTGGTCGATCTGCTGACGGGCACGCTGGAGAGCGTCACCGACCTGACCCTGTTCGGCGGCGCCAATGCGCTCGCAATTGAAAGCGCACCCGGCGTCTGGGAGATCGTGCAGGCGGGTGCGGCGGATCTGCTGGCGCCCGGCCTTATCGTCTGACCCGGCTCCTGCGCGGCCAGCGCGGCAGCGAAGGCGCCATGGGCAACCCGGCGCCTGCTGGCGCGCGGGTCGTGGTGCTGGACGACAGCATCGCGTCCCTGCCATTTGCCGAGGCCGATCTCGGCATTCCGTGGAACTGGCGCATCGGCCCGGCGAGCCGCCCGGTCATCGACGAGACCTATGTGGCGCAGGCCTTCGCACCCGCGGGTGTCGGGCTGCGGCCGTTCTCCGTCGCTCATGTCGAGCAGCCATGGCGCACACCGCGCAGTCCCGGAGATCTGACGATCCGCTGGACGCGCCGGTCGCGCGCACTCGCGGCGGACACCTGGGGCGGACTCGAGGTGTCGCTGGCCGAGGAATTGGAAGCCTACGAGGTGGAGATCCTCGACGGCCCTACTGTGAAGCGGGTGCTGAGCACGACCACGAACAGCGCGCTCTACACGACTGCCCAGCAGACCGCCGACTGGGGCGCTCCGCTCGGCCACGACGACACGCTCGACATCCGCATCTACCAGCTCTCCGCCCTCGTCGGGCGGGGCGCGTCCAAGACCGTCACGCTGATACTCTGAGGCCCCCATGTCGGACACCACGACCCATCTGCTGCTGCCCTACATCCTGGCGGCGCAGGCCCAGAAGCACGTCACCCACAACGAGGCGCTGCGGATCCTCGACGGACTCGTCCAGCTCTCTGTCCTCGACCGAGATCTGTCAGCGCCGCCCGGCAGCCCCGCCTACGGCGACCGATACATCGTCGGCTCGGGCGCGACGGGCGACTGGGCGGGCTGGGACTTGAATATCGCGCTCTGGACCGATGGCGCCTGGCTGCGCCTTCCGCCGCGGACGGGGTGGCGCGCATGGGTCGAGGACGAGGCTCTGCTGCTGCTCTACGACGGGTCCGGCTGGGTCGGCACCACGCCTGCGGCGCTGCAGAACCTCGCTCTGCTTGGGCTCGGCACGACGGCCGATGCAGCAAACCCGTTCTCGGCCAAGCTCAACGCGGCGCTGTGGACCGCGAAGACCGTGGCCGAGGGCGGCACCGGCGATCTGTCCTACACCATGAACAAGGAGGTGGCGGGCGACGACCTCGGGCTGACGCTGCAGACCAACTTCGTGACGAAGGCACTGGTCGGCCTGTTCGGGTCGGACAGTTTTCGGCTCGCGGTTTCCGCCGACGGCAGCACCTTCTTCGACGGGCTCAGCGTCGACAACGCCACCGGCATCGTCGACCAGCCCCGGCTGCCGCGGTTCAAGGCGTACACCAACTACGACAACTACGTGGGCGTTGGCACCTGGACGAAGATCGGCCTGAACAACACCGACTACAACGATCAGGGCGCGTTCGACGCCGCGAACAACCACTTCGTCGCCCCCGTGGATGGCACCTACCTGTTTGGCGCGACGCTTCTCTACAAGGTCAACGCCAGTACGACCGCGCGCATTCGAGGCCGCCTAGTGCTGAACGGCACGACCGAAATTCGCGGCTCGATGGGTGAGATCTCCGCCACGCACGTCTCGCTCGCCACCGCGATCTGGCTGCAGACCATGGCGCCGCTGACCGCAGGCGATACCGTCGAGCTGCAGGGGTATTTCCGGGTCGCCGACGGCTACTTCGCCGCCGATCAGACATCCTTCTGGGGCTGCAAGATCGGCTAAATTCTTGGCACGCTGACGGCACTGTTCCCCGGGCAGTCGTAACCTTCAGGATTGGCCTGACGCGTCGCCCGCCGCATCCTGGTTGGCCTCCCAATCCGCGTAATTGCTTCCGTCTGGAAGCTTCCACAGGATCCGGCCATTGGCGCTTGCGCCAATGACGGCCGCAGCCGCGGCAGAGGCAGATGTGAAGCTGTAGGCGCTTGTGAAGACGAGAAAATCGCCTTCCTCGCGGAGGACGTCCTTCTCGACAAGGGTGTTCCGGAGCGTGACCGTCCCTCTCGGTATCGTTCGCGTCGTTTTGACCCTTGCCTTAGAACCTGCCTTGACGATGAAATCGCCAGAGGGTCCAATCATCATCTCTGCCGCGAAGCCTTCGCCTCTGAAGAAAAACCGAGGGCTTGCATGGAACTCCGCCCTCGGAAGTTCTCTATCTGCGATTTGCTCCAGCGCTCGACCACGGATTTCTCGGAAAAGATCCCAGCCGAGTGCTCCAACCAAGGTTTTTGTCTGATCCACGAACTCGTCCATAGCTGCGCGGTCAGGAAGCGGTAGCTTACCTGCGTCGTCAGAGGGCATGCGCGTATTGGGCAGGGTCCAGCGCGGATTGCTGACAACGCCTCGGATTAGGCACGCTTCGACATAACGCGCGTGACTCTTGGTCAGGTTCTCGTCCTTGCTGATCAGCACGACCGTGTCAGTCCAGAAGCCCTTGGCGTCGCGACCAGCTTCATTCGAGTTGTGATACGATAGTCGAGCGCCGACGCCTTCGGACTCGCCGATATATGCAAGCTGCCGGTCCTGCACGTCTTCATCGGCACCGATGAGGATATAAACGCCGGGCCGTTCGATCTCAGAGAAAGCTTCACGAACCCGACGAAGTTGGTTGCGCCGAAAGGCAATCGCCTGGATTGTCGACATTGAAATTTGCGACACCCGGATGCCGTTCGGGTCGCCGTCAAGCAGGAAGATATTGATCGAGCGGGGTTTCAAGTCATCGCTTCTCAAATGGCATTTCCGGAAACCAGCTCACGACCAGCCATTCCTCATGAGCTGAGCGAAATCTCGGCGTGAAAGAACTTCTGTGCATTCCCGCCAGTCTCGATCGGAGGGTTCCGCGGTTGCGTTGTAGCGAAGATCAAACCCTGTCGCTTCCCGCTGCGCATCGATGTATTCATCCATCTTTTCGCCCAGAGTCTCGATGTCGTCTATCCATTCATCTCTAATTGTGTCTGGTAACGAACCAAATAGGTCAAAACGATCCCGCATTCGCTCAGAGAGTCTGTCGTACACTTTCTCATCGACGGTTTGTTCGTTCACGAGATTTAGCATATCGACCTTTTCTCTAGCTTGGCCGAAACGCTTAATCCTTCCTATCCTCTGTTCTAAGCGCGTTGGATTCCATGGGAGATCAATATTGATCAGAGTGCCGAGAGTCTGCAGGTTCAATCCTTCGCACGCAGCATCTGTCGCAACCATGATTTTTATCTCGTGCTCAGCGACCATTTTCTTGAGCGTCTCGCGCTCGATGCTAACGCTGTCGCCCTTCTGGTAAAGTCGGCTTCTGGATGCGCCTGCATAGAGCCCTATCGCCAAGTCGGGATATAGGGCGGCTAAAGAGTCAGCAATCCACTTTGCTGTATCGTAGTATTGGCTGAATATTATTGCTCCGTGTTCTAGCCACTTTTCTTTATTTAGGAAATGAATCGTAGCCTGAAGCTTTGGATCTCCGTCGATCCTTTCCAGGCGAGAAATCAGACGCTCTAGAGCAAGTTTTTCCTCAGAACTCTCTGCGGTTAACTCGATAACCTGATCTTCCGTTTCCTCCTCTACGGTTCGGCCGGCCAAGAGCTTTCGAGCGGTGTTCAGTCCGGCTGCGATGCTCGAGCAAATCCGCTGCTCCATGAGATTCTTCATAGAGCCGCTTCCCTTCCCGCGTTTCGAGAGTGCCTTGCCGAATGCTCTGGCCTCCCGATACGCTTCCCGGAAATCATCATTGGTCCGAAGCGCCTTGCCTTCGAACAATGCGTCAAAACGCTGTGTATCGCGGATGTATCTGCGATCAGGATGCAGATCGACACCGATCCTCGGCAGCAACCCTGAGGCTTCGAGGTCAGCGCGCTTTCGCAGGACTATGTGTCGGATTAAGGGGTTCTCTCTCTGAAAGAACGTGGCACCCGAGATCTTCCGCTCAAGATCCTCCTCTAGAATTTCTCTCGTATCGTCAGTCAATTGCGTGATGGGTGCAGAGGTCTCAGTCTGTCGTTCGTTAAGTCCGAGGTCTTGGCGGATGGCGCTAAAGAGTCTCCGGGCCCGCGGTTCATCGGTGGAATTGACAACGGGTAGAGGTGAGCGCAGCAGTTCCCATCCGAAGTCTGGATCTTCTACATTGGTTTGCCCGGAGATCAGCTGCGGCAC